TCTGCTTGGCGGTATGTGGCAAAGTTTTGTGGTGCTTGGAACTGTACTTCAAACAAACTACTGTCAACGTTAACTCCGCGTTCATTCAAATATAATTTAAATTCTTGATCAAAAACATTTTGCAATAGACTTTGTAATCGTTGGCAATAGTTGTTAAATCGCAATTCTTGAATGTATGCGGTGCCCACGCGACCGTCATTATATTGTGCTTGCGAGTCATCTGCACCAGTTGGCAAGTAACTACTTGGAATACGCAAACCACGGAATAACTTGTTGGTAAAGTACTTCAAGTCATCAATTTCACCAAGGTTAGTACCACCTGGAAGCGTCTCAACTTTTGATCCTCGACCTTCTGCTGTCTGCGGAAAGAAGTAATCTTCGTTAATGCTTAATGGATTATAAGCACTGTCAATAACGTTGTTGCCGCCGCCTGTACTGCTGGGAATACGTCGTTGATGGATTTCATTTTTAACACGTTCAACAAAACTCATGGCCAAGTGACTTGGCATGTTACCCACGTCAATATAGAAAATTCTACGTTCAGGAGCACGTTGTATACGATAGATAATAATTGCATCTTCAATTAATTCTTTTTGTTTGTATACTTTAAAAATACTTTCTAACAAACTATTACCAAACGGATAGTTGTTGTCAAGGCCTTCACTTAGACTCAAGTGAATAACATGTTTAGATTCAACTGCTACTTCATTTTGACTGTTAGAAAAACGTGAACCATTAGAAGTTGGAAACGCACCAGGCTGGCCGCGAGCTGCTGCTCCGCCTGCAACAAATGCTGTTCCGCGATTGTTTGTGTTGTTAGAATTAGGATTAATCTGTGTAACAACCAAATGTTGAAAATTAGGATTTAGGTCACGGATAACATACTGTTCTGGTGCTTTGCCGTCGCTTTCGTTAACAATAATCTTAGTAATCTTACCTGGATCAATATACATCCATTTCTTGTTTTCAGGATCCCGAACAAAGAATGCATCACCGTATTTGAATACGTTACGCACAATTCTAAAAATTCTAGTTTCAAATTTTTGTAGTTTACACCACTGTTGTAGATACTCTCGGAGAATAGCAATTTCACTATTTGTTGCTTTGTTTCTATAAAAAAGATGGAAGGGTGTTTCGTTTTCTTTATTCTTTTGTGAGCAAAACTCTGCTAAAATATCAAGGGCAGCATTAACTTCGTTGTCCATGTCCATAGTATCATATTGCAAATACCGATCAATACGATTTGGTGCGCCGGTGTATACGTCGGGCAAAAAGCTAGAGTAGTTTGCTTGAGCAGGTCCCGGACGAGATGATCCATTTCCTATTGGACTATAGTTTCCAGATTCAGAATTAACTGAAACAGGAGAAAAGTACTTTTTCCATGACATATGTGTTATCTCGCGTATACGTTATTAGCACCGCTTCTTGCAGCGTTGGTAGTAGATTTGTGTCCATCTTCATTGACTGCAATCAGTTGGCCCATCTGTTTATTTAACGAATTAAGCTGGTCAACTACATCAGAAAGAGTAGATTCTTTAGTTGCTGCTTTAGTATCGGGCTTTTTCTCAGCCAGATTAGCAGCTTCGGTTTTTCTTTCTTCTGATTGTCTTTTGATTTTTGCGTTTTCTCTATCAGCATCTGCATCAGCTGGCTTAGCTGGTATACTATTTTTAGCAGTATCAATACTTTTCATGATTGGCATGCCATTTGCGCCAAGGGTTAGTCCGCCAGCCATCATGTCTGAAGTGCTCATAGCTTTGCTTTTTGATGCTGCTGGTGATTCCATACCTCCAAACTCATCTGTTTGACCTTTCCATGTAGATGTTGGTTCTGTTGGTTTGACCTCTACTTGTGGTTGTTTTATTGCTGTGGAGCCGGGTCCTGTAACTGAACTAATGCTAGTACTAATAGATTTAAACAGGTCAGGCATACCAGCTGTCTTAGGTATGTTGTTGAACAAATTAGAAAATATACCACTTATTGCTTCGGGCTTTGGCATTAAGGCAGCAAGTTCTTCTGTCTTAGGAACAGTATTGAACAAATTAGAAAATATACCACTTATTGCTTCGGGCTTTGGCATTAAGGCAGCAAGTTCTTCAGGTTTGGGTATGTTGTTGAACAAATTAGAAAATATACCACTTATTGCTTCGGGCTTTGGCATTAAGGCAGCAAGTTCTTCCGGCTTTGGCATTGCCGGCATTATTTTTGGTGGCAAATCTAACAGTGATGCAGTTGTTGGTTTAGGTGGTTCTTTAGCTGTTGGTAACGGGGTTGTGTCTGGTGCAGGTAGCAGTTTGCTTAACTCATCTTGTTTAGCTTGCAATGATTTTTTAAACGGTGAACTGTCTATACCCAGTGACTCCGCAGCAGCCATTTGCTTTTCAGTTTTTTTAATTGCAGCTCTTGCTTTAACAATTGCCTCTTCTTCGGCAATTGTTGTAATGACGTTTTCTTTGTCAATTTTCTCCAGTTCTAACGCTGTACGTTTCTGTAGTTCTATTTTGTAATTGGCATATCGTTCTTCGGCTATACTTTTTTCCTTGGCATCTTTCTCAATTTTTGCAACAGCATCAACTGAATAACTTTGTAACTTGTCATTCATGTCAATATAATAATTTTCAATCTTTGAACCTTTTGGTATCATGGATTCGAGCATACTATCGCTCATACCTTTTACTGAAGTACCAACTACATCTTTGGCTAGCTCAGCTTCTTTAAACAGGGCTGCATTACGCTGTTTAGCAAGATCAAGTTTGGCTTTGCTATCATCTTTGTACATTTCGTCTAAAGATTCAATGTCTTTTTTAGTAGTGGCTAATTTATCTTTACTTTTACTTTTGTACATTTCGTCTAAAGATTCAATGTCTTGTTTAGTAGTGGCTAATTTATCTTTATTGCTATTTTTAGTAATGGCTATCTGTTCACTAATTAACTTAGTAGTTTCCGCTTTGGCTTCTTCTCTAACAGTTTCATAACTTGTTCCAGCATCAACTCGTTTAGATAATACTGACGTTTCGCTATCTTGTTTTTCTTTTAATGCAGCAAGTTGTGGAATGTTTTTGTAGTCACTAGAGTTGGCAAATCTACCTTTAATAGTGCCTTCTTCTTTGAGCTGAGTTACTAATTTTTTTCTTTCTGCAACTTGTGATTCTTCAAGAGCCACTAGTTCTTCTTGTGCTTTTTTGCTATCATCATTTTGAACTCGTCTAGTGGTTGTAGAGCCACCGCCACTAACAGAACTAATACTAGTGCTAATTGATTTTGAAATACCAGATAAATCTATTGTAGGAGTTTCTGTCTTAGGCATTGCTCCGGCTGCCGATCCCATAACCTTAGCAGTGTAGTTTTCAAGCTGACTTTGATTAAAGATTGCTTCAGGGCCAGCTTCACCTACTATTCGTAAAGACGGTTTATCTACAATACCGCCTCCGGCATTGGCGTCAACCCCGGTAACTTTAACTTTAACCCCATCAACTACTTGTACCTTTGCTGTTCCTGTTCTAAACAATGAACCTAGTGTCTCAATTCCTTTTCCTAAACCTTCCATAGATTTTACATCTTTAGGATCATTTGTTATAACAGGAGGATTAGTAATAGGAGGTTTATTTTCAGGAGTATTAGCTAATTCTTTATTAATTTGTTTAACAATATCTGCCATTGCTCCCGGGGTGTTTACTGCGGTTACTGCAACATCCTTTGCAGTGACAGGTTTGCCGGTTGCTTTAGATTGGTCATCAGCTATCTTTTGAAGAACTTTTAATGTTGCATCAGTCTGTACGTGAGTTCCGGTAATTAACTTATTAAAGGCAGCGAAGTCGTCATGAAGGGGGCTGTCTTTCCTCATTGCACCACCTTTCTTTTCACTTTCTTCTATAACTTCACGATTAATTCTAGACTTATCAAACCCTTTTTTCATTGGGTCACCAATTACATTCTGAATTAACATTGCGTCACTTAATTTTAATTTTTCACTAATTTTAACAATGGTACCTGCAACATCTTTTGCCAACGGTTGAATAACTTGATCGTTTAGTACGTTGGTTAGATCACGTCCACGACTTTCTATATCAATTGCAAATCTAGTAATTGAAGCGCCTGCTTTTTCTTCAGCGGTTCTTTTATCATCTTTGCCCCCAGCGTTTTGTTCTGCGGTAATTTGCTCACTTAATTTTTTAAGACCCAACGTTGCAACTTGTGCTGCATCTGCATTTGGTCCTAATTCTGTTGTTACAGATTTCAGTGATTCTCTAAGTTTCTCCGTTTGACCTGTTATTCTTGCCTGTGCTTCAAACTGGCCAGTTGCTTGCATTTGTGCCTTGTCCCTAGACTGTATGTCCATGGCCGCTTGTGCTAAAAACAGTTCTGTTTTTTGCTTTGCAATTTTTTCGTCGCCTTCAGCGCCACGTTTTGTTGCTTCTTTAGCTTCATCAAGAGATTCTCTAGCCAAAGGTCCTAACAAGGCAAAAGATTTCATCTGTTCTTCTGACAGTACAGCACCTGTTAAATAGGCAAGAGTTAACTTTTTCATCTCTTCGCCACCGAGTTCAGCAGTAACTGCGACTGCTTGGAAAGCCTCAGCTGTTTTTGCACCGCCTTCTGCAATCATTAAATTTCTTGCAGATATTATTTGTCCGTCAGCTTGTGTCTTGCGTAATTCATCAAGTTGAGCTTCTTTGCTTTTCCCAGTAATCTTGGCTATAGCATCCATTTCAAAAGCTAGCGAAGATGCTGCTTTAAGTGCCCTGTCTCGACTACCTTGATCGTTAAGATCTTTAATTTTTTGACCTGATATAGTAACAGCAAGTACCTCGTTGAGCTCTTTAGTAGTATAGCCCATTCCTCGAAGTTGTTCACCTAATCCGCTTTTAAAAAACTCATCAGACATTTTAGATAATTGTTTAGCACTGGCTGCACTAGTTGCTCCAAACCCTATCATAGTAGCATTATTTTTCTGCATAACTTCACCAAACTCAGCAATGCTTAGTCTAGCGCCAGATGCTTGCTCTTTCATAGCCATGATGTCGTTGCCAAATGCTAGACCAGTGTCAGATAGTTTTCTAAAAGTGTCTACATTTTGATCAATGTTCTGGCCTAGGTAATTTAAGGCCGTGGCACCTGTAGATAAAGCCTGACCTAGTAAGTCGCCGTTTTTTCCTAATCCAACAAATCCAGATGATAACGCTTGTGTTACGTCACTTAATTTTGCGCCACCTACAGCAACTGCACTACCAACCTGCAATGTTGCACTACCAAATCCTTTTAGATAGTCTGAAGCGTTTCCTAATGCTGAACTAAATTTTTCAGCCGCAGTAGTGGAGCCAGTGGGGCTAGTGGGGCCAGTGGGGCCACTTCCCATACCTCCAAAATAGCCAAGTTTGCTTGCCTTTTGGAGGGCTTCAATCATTTCGTCTTTGGTTATTGACATATTATTTTTCCTAGAAAACTGCGTATATAAATAAGGATACATTATATTTATCGGGAGTAAAAATGAACCCAACAAACCTTCTACAGAAGTATTATCGCCAGCCTAAAATTTATATCTCTTTGCCCAGCAAAGGATTATATTACGAGGAAGGTGCATTCCACGGCGACTACAATAATGTACCAATTTTTGGTATGAATGGCATGGATGAAATTATGTACAAAACACCAGATGCATTGTTTACTGGTGAAGCAACTATTAAAGTTATTGAAAGTTGCTGTCCGTTTATCAAAGACGCAAGTAAAATGCCCACCCTTGATGTTGATAGCCTTGTAACTGCTATTAGAATTGCTACATTCGGAGATCAGTTAGGTATTAAACATACTTGCAATAATTGTGGAACTGAAAACGAGTTTGATATTGATTTAAAAACATTTTTAGAATACTACAGTAGCTTAGCCTTTGATAATAAAGTACAAGTTGGAGAACTAACAGTTACTTTACGACCACTAAGTTACAAAGAACTTACTGAAGTTAATGTAGAAAATTTTAAATTACAAAAGATGTTAGCGCAAGTTAGTAATATGGCTAGCGAACAAGATCAACAAGTACAAATTGATCTAGTATATAAAAATCTAGCAGACATACAAACTCAATTGTTTATTAACAGTATTGAAAGTGTACAAGTTCCAGACGGCATAGTTGATGAGAAAGAGTTTATTATAGAATGGGTTAAAAACAGTGATAGAGCATTGTATGCTGCTATTAAGAAAAAGTTAGAAGAAAATAAAGAAAAATGGACAATGCCTCAATCACGAATTAAGTGTACCAACTGTGAAACTGAAGATTCCGTAACTGTAAATCTAGATCAATCAAATTTTTTCGTAACCGCCTAAACTATATAGCACATGAAGACCTTGAAGAATTCTTAAAAACATTTGATAGATCAGCAGCTGAGGTTAAAGAAGAAATATTTAAAATAAGTTGGTACATGCGTGGCGGAGTGACCAGTCAAGACTTATTTCATTTGTATTCCTATGAAGATAGGAATATTATGAGCTCTCTTATCAAAGAAAATATAGAAGCCACTAAGAAAAGTGGCATGCCGTTACTTTAATTCCTCTTTATGTCTGTCTGCCCCAGCTTCTGCTGAGTTCGGTCATCTTCATCATCTTTGACATCGGCAACGGCTTGCGCTGCCACAGCAAGTTCTTTTTCTGCAGCTGTGATTGCAACTGGATTATTAGTTAATTTTGCAGCATCTAACTTTTTCTTTGCTTCAATTGCTTTTTGTGCTGCTGCAAAATTGCTGCGTTTTAACTCTTGTTTGTTAAAATAATCAGTAACATAATCATAGGTATTTGATTGTACTGAGCCTACCGCTAGTATTGCATCATATAATAATTCTTTTGCAAACCATTTTCTACCAGGCTCAGAAGTTAACAGTTTTTCTAAAGCAAGAAATCCAGCTTCAGTTGCTAATAATGCTATTAGACTTGTTCCAAAGGTTGCTCCAGCGGAAGAAATACTACCAACTCGTATAATTCCTTTAGCAATCAGTGCAGCAATTCTAATATCTGCCACAGCATGTACAACCCATTCAAGTAAGTGTACTAGTAATAACCCATTAGATTGGTTAATCCAATCTTGGAATGTTTCTTTAGCAGTCTGACCTTGAACCTGGGCATCAGTTAATTGACCGGTTTCATACCATGTTTCAATCTTTCCTGTAGCATCATAATACCCTTTTATAATTATAAAAAGTCCTGCTGCAATTCCGGTTGCCCTAAGAACCTTGCCAAGAGTAGAATCAAGAAACTTATTATACTTTGCAAGCCCCTTGGTATTTTCCATAACTTTTAGCTCGTCCCAAACATCTTTTATTTTTTTATTCTTTAATAGTCTAATGTCATTCTTTGCAAAAACATTAATTGGAATTGACTTCTGTTTTCTTGCAGCAGCAGCGTTGATCTTATCTACTTTATCTTGCGCCACTTGTTTAGGAGACCTTGCTGCTTTTTGAGCGGCGGCTGCTTGTTGAGCTGCCTGCTGAGCGGCTGCTTGTTGAGCTGCCGCTTGTTGAGCGGCAGCTTGTTGATTTGCAGCAAGTACAGCGTTTCGAGCTGCTATTCTCTGCGACGGCGTTTGAGCCGGAGGTGTTGCTTCGCTGATGATTTGGTATACTTTCATAGAGATCTCTGCATTATAATGTATTTATGATGAACTGCGTTCATCTGTTCATCGCTTGCGCTCGAACTATTTCTTTCTTTATTTAATTATACTTGATGCGAAGCATTTTTAATATTATCTAGATTGTTCAGTCACACTTTGCCCTTGCGGGCAAAGAAGAAACATTATCTGAGTTGAACAATATCACTTAGCGTTACAGCATTACAGAGGCGGTCATCCGGTACCTCGAGCTGTGTCTTTATATGACGGCGGCTCACATGTATACGCTAACATACATGCAAACGTGGGTATTTCTCCCTCTTTTTGCCTTTGACTTTCCTTTAAATAACCAAACCGCGGCAGCTTTGCGATCCTCGTCCTGTTAAGGATGGTGGTTAAGTACTCTTAGCAGCTAGAGTTTCCTTCCCTGAGATCCGAGATCCAGGTATACGGGCGTTCGATATTAGCCAACGCTTGCTTATTACTGCTTGTTGAGCCTAAGATTTTAATATAATGTGTGAGCCATGTACACGAACAGAAATCTGTCCGTTATAATAGTCAGTTGATTCTAATACTTTGCGGGAAAATTGTTCTCTGGCCTCGATGTAAGAGCATTGCGCCTTTGATGTACAGTAATATAGTATTTCTCGAGTGAAGTTTTCTTTGCCTAAGGTGTCTATGTCTTTGGTTAATTCTACGCTACTACCGTAATAGTCGCGCCAGTCAGAATCAATCTTACTGCGAATCTTCTTTTTTTTCTTAGTCCCGTTCTTTAATTTTACAGTTTTAACTGTGGTCTTAGCGAACTTGGCTAATTTTTTGCCTATATATTTGCGTCCAGAGATGACATTGGTTATAAGATATACAAATCCGATACACTCTTCAGGGAGTGTTTCAATAATTTCATTCTGATAAGTCCATGACATGCTTTAGTTAGCATCATCATCCTTGCTTGCCTGTTGTTTTTGAAGTTGTTGTTCTGCGAGCTTTGCAGCTCTATATGCAGGAGATTTAATTTTTGGTTTAGTCTTGCGAATATCTATAATTTGAACTCGCAATGCACTTGCAATGCGTCTAAGTTCCGAAAGATGTGCGCGAGTACGCATACCAGCGGCATGCGACTCAGTAGTTGCCCAGTTTTGATAGTCCTCAAAGTATTCTCTGAGTTCTGCCATTAACTTATCGTGCAACTCTTCATAGTTCATTCTACAATCTCAATATCATTGCTATATGATGTGAATCCGTTTTCTTTAATAACTTTAAGTACATTATTAACACGTCCAATCAATTCATCTTTGTGTGAGATTAAGAAAATATTCTTTTTACGCTCACGTGCCATCTTTTTAAGTACGCCCAGTGCGTTTTCAACTCCAGCGGCATCTAATCCGTTGTCAACGAGTTCATCGATGAACAGTAAGTTAATGTTTTGATATAAACTTTCCCACACATCACGAAACGACCACGACAATCCAAGGATTAATCTATTACGTTCACCGCGTGATAAGTTATCAAAGTCAAGATCTTGACCTAACTGTGTAATTTCTACATTTAAGTCATTCTGGAATACAACAGTATGTGGTAGTCCCATCTTGTCAAGATAATATGTAAGTCTATTGTTTAGATATGCTAAGTTTTGATCAATAATCTTCTTACGAATAAAACTATCTTTGTTAGTCAACAACTTTAACAAGAACTCTTGATGGTCTTTTAAAGAAGTTACAGCATTAATGTTATCCCAAGATATTTCTTGAATAGCAGTATGCTTAAGATCATCAATCTGTTCTTGATAAGGATCTTTCTCTTGTTGTCTATTATCCAATGCTGTTTCAAAACTTGTAAGATTGTTTTGATGTTTGAGTGCTTCTTCTACAGTATCGTAGTAAGTTTCCGGTCGGCCGTTAATATCCCCAATAGTTTCTAACTCTTGAAGTACAGTAGCATAGCTATCTGCAAGACCTTTTAGATACAACTCAGAGTCTGTAAGGTTCTTTTCAGCATCAGCAGACATTTCTTCATGCTTGTGACTATGCAACTGTTGCTCACATGCTGGACATGTCTTATTTTTTAACTGTTCTACTTCTTTAGTATATTTGATCACTGATCGATCTGCTTGAATAACAGCAGTTTCAAGTGTAGCACGTTCTTTATTAAGACTCTTTATCTTAGCGGCATGTTCATTATACACTTTTAGTTTAGAATGTTGCTCTAATTCAGCTTCAATGTGTACGCTCTTAAGTTCATTAATGCTTTTTGTGATCTTTTCACAGTCTGTTTTTTGTTGACTATACCATGCGTTCTGTCTAGTCTCCAACCCTGTGATACTAATTTGTATTTTTTCATTAGATTTTTTAGCAGCTTCAATATCAGCAGTCTCTTGATAGATTGATTCTTTGCTAATTCTAATTTGTTCTTTGAGAGCATCTGCCTTTTCTGACAGTAATGTAATGCCTAGAAGTTGTTCAATGATTTCTCGTTGCTCGTTAGCCTTTAAACTAAGGAACGGTTCAGTATAAGTGTTGAGCGCAACAATATGTCTAAACATATCGTGACTCATGCCCAGCAATTCATCAAGGTCCTTTTGCGTTTCCCGCATATCACCTTGACTTTCATCAGTAGTTTCTGTACTTTGTTCTTGATTATTAATGTAAAATCGCATTACAGTGGGCTTACGACCGCGTTCAATACGATATTCTACATCATCTTTAGAAAATGTTAAAGTAACTAGCATTCCTTTAGAGTTGATCTTGTTAATTAAGTTGTCTTTCTTGATGTTAGTTAATGCAACTCCGTACAATGCAAAACTTAATGCATTAACGATAGTAGTTTTACCTGTACCATTTCGACTTCCGTTATCATCTCCACCTTGATCTAAATT